CCGATGAATTTATGAACCTCACCGGTTTCTACGTTCTGCATAACAAGGCAATGCACCTTGGTGATGGTATTTAAGAGTCCATCTGCCTCTATGTCAAACACGAATTTCATAGTGCTCCTATTTATTCCACCTACAATGGGTGGAGATTTGTCTAAGACCGTATCGCTACGGTTTCGTCCATAAAGGACTCATCAGTTAGACTGTGAATGGTCGCTCAATAACAATATGTGAGCCAGCGCCTGCTGTCACTGTAGCATCCGCTTGAGCGGTTGTGCTAGTGGTGCTTGACGTGCTATTATCGCTGTTATCGTCTTTATTGCCGTTGTTGCCGTTGTTGCCGTTTTCGCTACCGCTATCGCTAGTTGTGAATGGCACATCGACTTTAAAATATTTATTTAGAGCGTCGAGTTTTCCTTGATACTCATCAACAATGAGAAGCTCTTTTTCAATAGCGTCCATTAAATCAGCATGCTCAGGCAGCGCCAATGGATTTGCTAAGATAACTTCTACATTCATAGTGTGTTTTCTAATATGTGCATCATAATGTGCACGACTTGCTAAAATTAGTTTATTTCTAAGGCTCATAGTTTTAACTCCTAATGGATGTTAAACTACAGGAGGATTCGATTCAGGTTATCGATATAGTTTTGGTTGTCTGAGACCGCGACTCTCCCGAGTGGCGGTTTCGTCCATTAAGGACTCATCAGTCAGACTGAATTATACTAAGCCAAATTCCTTAGCAATCTTGTTGCGCGCAGTCTTACTTAGTTTAGCTGCTTCATCGCGCGTGCCGAACGGTAATGCATAGCCTTCGGCGAGTGTTACAATCTCATGACCACGTTTGCGCAAGGCAGATACAGTGGCTGATACGTTTTTAACTTTATACTTCTTTGCAATAAATGCAGACGTTGCTACGCCTTTTTCTTTGATTGCGCGGATTACGAAGTAGTTGTTTGTGCTCATCTTAAAATTCTCCAAAAGAGTTAGTTGATGTTACTTGGACAAATGTCTCAGTTAAACGGCCTGTGTCACGATTAAAGTAGAGCTTACCGGCTTCGCCAGTTTCACCACTAAATCGATTCTTTAGCACGCGTATTTGAGTTTCATTTGGATTTTCGGACTGCTGATTGCGCTCTAAGCCGATAACAATATCGGAAAGTTGTGCGATTGCATGAGAGCCGCGTAATTGTGATAGTGAAGTATGTGCACCTTCTTCGTGACCTCTACCTTCTGGTCGCTTAAGATGTGATACTAACAATAAACCACATTTAGTTTCTTCAACAAACGTGCGCAACATTGTCATAGCTTGATCGATGAGTCTGCGCTCATCTATGCCTTCTAATCCTGATACAAGAATAGATAGGTGGTCAAGGATAATCCAATTACAACTTAAACCTTTGACCATATAGCGAAGTTTATTCATGAGATGGTCAACTTCAGACGAGCCGAAGTGGTCATACATAAATACTCTACCAGTGCCTAAGGTTTTATCAAAAGCCGTTTTCATCTCGAAAGGCGTAACACCTTCACGAGATAAATGTAGTGGCTTATCAATTGCCAGACCCATCAGACCTAAGCCTGTGCGTCTTGTGGACTCTTCCAACATCACCATACCGACTGTCTCACCGAGGTCGATTAGATGATGGGCTATTTCACGCATAAACGCTGACTTACCGATTCCTGATCCAGCTGTAACTGTGACCAATTCACCGCGTCGACATCCATGTGTCTTTTCATTTAGTGCAACGTATGGATACTCAATAGATAACGTATTATCTTCATGAGAGATTACTTCCCATAAGTCCACACCTGCAATAATACCATCAGGTCTAAATGACTTTGCATCCCAGAAGCATTTCATCAATTCTTCAGAGCGCTTAGCCATCAACATGTCATTAGCGTCTTTCAACGGCAATGATGCAATACGTGCTTTGCCTGGTCTAAGGACTTCTGCACATTTCTGAGCAGCGTCTCGACCTGGCGCATCGTTGTCAAACATAATAACGACGTCTTTCCAACCGTCAAGCCATTCAATGTTATTGCGAAAGGCTTTGACAGCAGATTGAGCGCCGCTTGGCACAGATACGACTGGGAATTTTAATCCCATAATCTGAGCCATTGATAACGCGTCAATTTCACCTTCAGTAACTACAAGCGAAATCTTGTCGCTTGGCTTACCGTAAAGATGTTGACCAAAGAACGACAAATCTTTGCCATCACCAATAATATTGAAATTCTTGGCGGCATCGCGTGTCTTTGCTGCGACAACTTGTCCATCCTTGTAGTAAGGATAGAGATGGACTGCTTTGCCATTGAGTTGGCCTTTGCGAACACCATATTTATGGCATGTCGCTTCAGCAATACCTCTAGCGGCTAGCGGTTCCACTTGTCCATCGAAATACGGATTCAAAAGTGGAGTCGTGGCGTTCATAGTTTGCACTTTGTTATCTGACGTTTTACGCGTAGATACTTGACATGAAAAACAGAAGGTAGAGCCATTACTATAAATAGCCTTTGCATCCGACGAACCGCAAGATTCGCATTGTTCGTGTCGTAGAAATTTACTATCTTCCGCTTCCATTACTATTCCTTTATCCATTCAACAGGTATTAGTTTATCCGCAAACTGAAAGCCATGTTTTCTACACCAATCTGCATAAGTTGTAGCAGATGATTTAGAGATACGAGCGTTCGAGTTTGAGAACACGAAACGAATATCCATAGTGGGATTCTGTTCTTTGACAAGAAGATGTTTCTGTCGATCAGCCGTTAAGAAACGACCTTTAGTTTCGATGATAATGCCATTGGATAACACAAAGTCAGGCGTATAGCGATGCTTACGCTCTGGCTTAGTATAATACAATACAGTTTCTTCGAATGTAAAGGAGACGTTTAAGTTCGTCAGCTGATCGGCAATCTTCTCTTCTAATCCACTACGATATGCGTATTTAATAGCAAGTTGTTTAGAAGTCAGGCGAGTCTTTGCCATCGTCTGTCGATCCGTTGTCTTCTGCTTCATATCCATCTTCGGCTTCAAACTTAGCGCCTGCGCCATATTCAACTAATTCGATAATCTGAACGTCATTGAGATATAGTGAAACGCCAACGTTGATACCCGTCATGTATGGATTAATCGCAGTAGCAACTTTTGCAACCGTGCCAGACGATACTTGTAGCACTTTGTTAATTACTTTGCCTTTGGCATCGTATAGCTTAGGTGCACGCTTTGATTTAAATTTAAATACGACATTGCCAGTTTCCTGACCTTGATCGTCCAACTCAGGTGAGAAAGGCATATTTGCCTTAGCCATCTTTGTTGCACCGTATTCCGTAGTAAAAGCTTCTTTACACATAGTCATCAGCGGTTCAGCGGCCTCGGCTGGTACAATTAAGCTGGTCTTATACACACCTTCAGGATTGTATCGAGTGTCTGGCTTACCAATGTAAGGCCATGACAATACACCTTTTGGTGTTACTGTGGTTTTTAGTTTTGCCATCTAGGCTTTCTCCAAATAGTTAAAAAAAGAGAGTTTAGGAGCTCTCTATAGGTAATCCACTGCTTTTTAGCTGATTTTTAAGCAGCGTGATGCGTTTCGCATAGTCTTGTATCTTTCTATCACATTCCACAATCTTAGCTTTTCGATTCTTGGCTAAGATATCTTGGTATTTCTGATAGTTAGGATCAAGGCGAAACCCTACGTTTTGCATCTTATTTACCGCCAATATAGCGAGCTGATGTGTTTGTAGGTGCTTATCCACATCTCTAAGATTTTTATAGCTTAGGCGTTTTGACTGAACTAATGGACTTCCGCGTTGCGCTTCAGTTGTAAGAAAGCCACCTTCAAATACAGACGTCCATGGCTGTGGTTTACACAACATTGGAGAATCTTTAATTACTTGAAGAGGTGGCACTTCTCCTAACCTTACCGACGCCGCAGGAGTTAATGTAACAAAGTATGTTATCATTTGTTGTCCTTTGGCATTTCGCGTCGTAGAAGACTCGATCTTAAATACTTTTGGCAATAAATGCACAGCGCGTGTGACATACCTATCGACTATTTTAAATTTATGTTGGACAGGTATTGCACGCTCTTCTACTGGAAGTATCGCTTTTAGCGATCTTTGAATTAAAATTCGATCGACTATAAACTGAAATGTAGGACGTGATTCTGCAATCATATGTCCTTCAAATAAAGCGCGAATGATTACTTCTGCCAATACATCAGATTCAACGTTATTTAATAATTCTGTAAACGCTACCTCATCGACATTTGGATCACTCGTCTTCAACTTCCATCCATCAATAGCAGACGCTAAGGTGGTTATTTCATCATTAAAGATTTCTTTTAGCTTATTGACCGTTTCCATACGCTCTTGCGAGGATTTGGTAACGTATCTAATTGCTTCAAGTTCTCTTTGTATCTGTTCTTCTTTTAAGCTCATAGTATCCTTAACTAAATAGAAATGGTGAAGTTAAAGGTGCTTTAGGATCTAGCGTTCCAACAATATAGCCTTCAGCGTTAAATTCATTACGACCGATTTGCATATTAAGTTGATCCACCAAAGCCTCTAGCGGTTTACTCTCAACAAGCGCTACAAACTGTTCACGTAAGACATCGTATAAACGATTGCAATCAGCAGGATGCGCAGCGAATGAATCGTGAATGCATACTACTGGGAAATCACACTCGTTAACCACAGTTCTAACAAGGTTGCCGTCTAATGAGTGAACCCAATTAGGTGACATTCCATTAGAAGCCTTACTTCCATCTGAGAAGAACTCATCTAAGAATAGATATAATCTCTGAATCTTAGTGCTAATGATTTCTCCTGTTTCAGGATCAGGTAGCGGTAGTCTATATTGAACGTTTGCTTTACACCTTTTACCATACACTTGATGCACTTTAAATCCATCAGGAGTTACCCAATACGCGTGATCTCCCATTACTTTTGGAATAGAACCAAATAGTTTTAAGAGATTTAGCGCAGCTGGTAGTCCATCAGCACATGCGTCTAGAATCAAATCACCAATAACAAACGACATTTGGCGATACAGATAGATATCATCCAGTTTAGCGGTGTCCATCGTTACTAACGCCTTATGTCTACGAGCATTAACAGCGTTTAGTAATAATAAACGGTCTAATGGCTCTGAAGGTAAAGGAAATGGATGGTCATTCTTATCGATATTTCCTAATAACTCCTTGAAAACATAATCTCTAGCGCTTGACTGCTTTGCTGAGTATGGAAGTGTCATTACAACCTTCTTCGTAAAGCGTCGTTTAAAGACACCTTCATTTTCTTTCATTAGATTAGCAAAGGCATCGTTTTGATTCTTATACG